GTTACAAGAACGTAAGAAGCAAGCAAAAGGTTTTAACGTAGAAGATTCAATCGAAGGTTGGGCAGATTCTCTTTCAGTTCTAATGTCTTCTTATTTTGTTGGTGGTGGCACTCATCCAGAATTTGAAGGCCGTAAGATTTATTTTGACCTATCAGCGATTCGTCCAAGAGGTGCTATGATTTCTGGTGGCTTTAAAGCTCCAGGACCAGAACCATTACGTCGTACATTAGATAAGATTGAACATATGTTACAAGGCATCGTTCTATCTGGTCGTAACACATTGAAACCAATTGAAGTATATGATATTGCTATGCATGCTGCTGATGCAGTATTATCTGGTGGTGTTCGTCGTTCAGCAACAATTTGTTTGTTTTCACCAGACGATACAGAAATGATGAAAGCAAAAACTGGTAACTGGTTCATTGATAATCCACAACGTGGTCGTTCAAATAACTCAGCTGTGATTGTTCGTAATGAAGTTACAAAGGAAGAGTTCTCTAATCTCATGACATCAATCAAAGAGTTTGGCGAACCAGGTTTTTATTTCGTTGAGGACAAAGACTTTACTACAAACCCATGTGTTGAGATTGGCATGTACCCACAGCTTAATGGCAAGTCCGGCTGGCAAGGTTGTAACCTCACAGAAATCAATGGCGGTAAATGTACAAGCAAAGAAGAGTTTTTCAAAGCATGTCGTGCTGCAGCTATTCTTGGTACACTCCAAGCGGGCTATACTAAATTTGAATATGTATCTAATACAACTCGTAAGATCTTTGAGCGTGAAGCATTACTTGGTGTTTCGATTACAGGATGGATGAATAACCCTGAAGTTCTTTTTGATGAAGAGATCCAAAGACAAGGCGCAGAGATCGTAAAGCAAGTCAATAAAGATGTTGCTGAATTAATTGGCATAAATCAAGCTGCTCGTACTACTTGTGTTAAACCATCTGGCAATGCTTCTGTGCTGTTGCAGACTGCCTCTGGCATTCACTCAGAACACTCACCGCGTTACCTACGACACGTGCAACTGAATAAGGAATCAGAAGTTTCACAACTAATCGCTGAGACAAATCCTTACATGGTAGAAGAATCAGTATGGTCTGCAGGTAAAACTGACTACGTTGTTGCGTTTCCTGTTATCTCACCAGAAGGTTCACTGTATCGTGAAGAACTATATGGTACCAAGCTTTTAGAAAAAGTAAGCAGTGTACAAAACAACTGGGTAGAGTTTGGTACAAACGAAAAGCTATGTGCACATCCTAAGCTACGCCATAATGTTTCAAATACTGTAACAGTCATGGATCACCAGTGGCGTGAAGTAGAAGACTATGTTTTTGAAAATCGCGGTGCATATGCTGGTATCTCCTTCCTTGGTGGATCAGGTGATAAAGATTTTAATCAAGCACCTATGACAGAAGTCTTGACCGAAGAACAGATAGTGAATAAATATGGCAAGGCTGCATTGTTTGCAGCTGGTTTAATTGTAGATACACGTAAAGGATTTAACGACTTGTGGGAAGCTACTTCTGTAGCTCAACTACCAGATGATAATCACGGAGAAGTTTCTGATATTCGCGCAGAATGGATTCGTCGTTTTAAAAAGTTTGCGGATAATTATTTTATGAGCGATACAAAAGAAGCTGAGTATTGCTTGAAGGACGTATTCCTTTTACACAAATGGACTAAGATTCAACAGAACCTTGCTCCAGTAGATTTTGCTTCTCAACTTGAAACTAAAAAATATGTAGATGTAGACACACTTGGTTCTGCAGCATGCGTAGGAGGCGCCTGTGAAATTACTTTCTAAAATACCTGATTTTTGTTTAAGCCATTGGTTACTTCGTGTTCCGTTGGCTGTTGTTTTTATTCAACAAGGCCTATCTAAACTTCCTTTCTCTGTAGATGATGCAGAGGCCTTTGAACTTCCTGCTTTAGTGTGGTGGTTTGTTACTTATGGTGAACTAGGCGCTGGACTAGGTTTACTGGCTGGAGGACTTCTTTTAGCAAAACCTTTGAAAGCACTGGCCGACGTTATTACGAGATTTAGTGGTATTACTATTTGTTGTATAATGACTGGTGTTATTTGGATAGGACAACCAGAGAGTTTAACCGACGTAATTTTATATGACAATTTACACGTATTCTTATGGGTAGGTGGATTGTTCTTTGCATTAAGAGGAAATCGCACATGAGATTAAAAAAACTTACATTACTATCAACACCAGGATTACTAATTTTATTACTAATGTTAGCAACACCTGTCGCAGCAGACAAATCATTTAATAAATGTAAATCTTGCCACTCAATCAAAGAAGGTGGTAAGAATGGAACCGGTCCTAACTTATGGAACATAATGAACAGAGGAACTGCACAAGCAGAAGGTTACAAGTATAGTAAGAAGTTTTTAGCGTGGTCTGAAGAGAACTCAATGTGGACACCTGAGCTCATGGACCTATGGCTCACCAATAGTAAGAAAATGGTCAAAGGGACAAAGATGGCTTATAGAGAAAAGAAAGAAAATAAACGTGCAGAAGTTATTGAGTATCTTCAGTCAATGGGTGATGTACAATGAAAAATAGTGTAAAAGCTTTTCCGCCAATAGCAATACCTCATATGATAAAAGATAGTTGGAATAGCATCATGACTATTCAACATTCACCACTACGTAAGTTGCCACCTCAACTTGGATTGATGGTATTTTTGATTCTGTCAGTTATGTGGAGCGGCATCTTTGCTGCTCTTATGAGCAACCCATACATATTTGGTTGGGCGGCAGGCGGACATGTTCTAGTCGTCTGCGGAATCTTTATAACTGCCATAGTACACGACCAAGCTGATAAATATCCTGCACATATGAAATACAACACCAGAGCTCCTGGTGGCGAACATGAGTAACTACACAATACTAAACCCAAATAATGGTGATGTATGTTCAATGAAGTTTGGAAGTAAGACTCAATTAATAGAATGGCTAGCTGAAACAGGATGGGAGTGTTTAGGAGAAACGGAAAGTTATTTACCAACTAGACACGAGCGTATGAAAAACAAAGAAGAGTTTGCTGGATGGGGAAGCTAAATGGATAAAGAATATTGGACCGAGTGTGACGTTTGTGACATGGAAACTTACGTCTTATTAGAAGAAGGAGACGAAGTCCCAATGTTTTGTCCTATGTGTGGTGAAGAATCAGTCTTTGAAGAAACTATAGACGAATAATAAATAGCCTTATGTGGCATTATAATGGAAAAGAATTTGACGAGACTCCAGAGGAGTATCAAGGATTCGTATATCAAATAACAGAAAAAGCAACTGGTATGAAATATATCGGTAAGAAGTTTTTCTGGAAACCGAAAATTTTACCAAAAACTAAAGCAAGAAAACGCAGAGTCAGGACAAGAGCTGAGTCTGACTGGCGTAAGTATTTCGGATCTAGTAAAGAAGTACAGTTACTCGTAGAAGAGAACGGTGCTGATGCATTTCATCGTGAGATACTTAAGTTATGTAAGACCAAAGGTCAGTGTTCTTATTATGAAATGAAGTATCAACTTGAGCTTGATGTATTGCTCAAACCAGAAGAATACTATAACGCATTTATTGGAGGAAAAATACATCGAAAGCATATTTTAGGTTTACAATCAGATGAAACTGTGGTAGAATAAACTTAATATGAATGGAGTTTGGAATGATTATTATTGATTATAATGGAATAGCTATTGGAAACATTGTTACACAAAAGCTTGACATAGATGAAAACATGGTTAGGCATATGATACTGAACAGTATTCGTATGTACCGTAAACGTTTTCATAAAGACTTTGGCGAAGTTGTTATTGCCTCTGACGCAGGTAACAACTGGCGTTACAAAGCATTTCCTAATTACAAAGCAGCTCGTAAAGTTGGTCGTAAGAAATCAAGTATGGATTGGGACGAAGTATTTCGTATCACTAACCTTGTGTTTGAAGAACTTGGCGATCACTTCCCCTATAAAACATTAAAGATCGACGGATGTGAGGCTGATGATATTATTGGCCAACTTTGTTACAACACACAGGAGTTTGGTCAATACGAAAAAGTTATGATTATATCTGCTGATAAAGACTTTGCACAGTTGCAGAAATTTGACAATGTGTCACAGTATTCTCCTATGACAAAGAAATATATAAAGATAGAACATCCTAGGAAACAGTTAATGGAACTTATTCTCAGAGGCGATACATCTGACGGTGTACCTAATGTTTTATCTGGTGACAATGTTTTTGTCGAAGGTATACGTCAAACTCCTCTCCGTCAAAAGTTACTCGATCAACTAATAGAAAATCCTGAGTCTGAAGGCCAAGAAATATATCGTAACTATTTACGTAACAAAAAATTAATTGATTTGAACGAAACGCCTGATGTTCTAAAAAGCGAAATTATAAATACATTTGAAAGCCAAGATACATATGATAATAAGGGAAAGGTCTTTCCTTACCTAGTGGCTAAACGATGTAAACGATTGATTGAAGATATTGAGGACTTTATCTAAATGGTTACGAAGACTAGAACGAAACACATCTACGAAGTAATTGAACTTGCTTCAAAAGCAAAAACGAAACAGGATAGAATAAACGTCCTTCGTGAAAACGAGTCTTGGGCTTTAAAAGACTTACTCCGCGGCGCATACGACGAGCTGGTCCAGTGGTCATTACCACCTGGTGATCCTCCGTATGAACCAGCCAAGGAAGAAACTGTACCTTCCACATTACACAATCAACATAAGAAGTTTAAATACTTCGTTAAAGGACTTGTGGGTGATCAGATGATGGGCTTCAAGCGTGAACGTATGTTCATAGATATTCTTGAAGGTATTCACCCAAAAGATGCTGAGCTTCTTATTCTTATGAAAGATAAGAAAGCATTAGCAAAAGGAATTACCAAGAAACTTGTAGAGGAGGCTTTTCCAAAACTTATCGTTAAATAGTAATCATGTAAAATAATAATAAAACAGGAGATTGCATTGACTGCTCAGTTTGATAGACTTAAACAAGATGTTATTGAATTAGAAACCTATATCACCAAGCTCAAAAAGAAAGGCAAAACTGATCTAGCTACTAAAATAAGTCGAAAGAGAGAATATCTCAAAGACTATATCGCTGAGAAACAACAAGCACTGCAATAGGAGGTAGACGGTCGACTAGCATGACTAGTCGGCCGATTTACAGAAAGAACATTATGCCTTTATACACATTGAAAGATATTAAGACTCGAGATACCTGGGAAGTTACATGTAGTTGGAATGAATTACAGGAGACTTTAGATACTATGCCAGACGTAATTCAAGTACTAAGTACACCAAAGATTGTATCCGGAACAGGAAGTACTTTGAGCAAAACAGATGATGGATGGAAAGAAGTTTTGAATAAAGTAAAATCTGGATCTGGTCGTGACAACACAATAAAAACATAGTATGAGTAAACATCGAAAGAATAATTCTCTTACAGTTCGTAT